ATTACAGGAGCAACAGGAGTAGGATATTTTTTAAATACAACAGGAGGAACAATAACAGTTAATTTACCGGCAGGAAGTGCAGGGGATATTATTTCTTTTGCAGATTATGCTGGTACGTGGAATTCACAAAATGTGACAGTTACGCCTAATGGAACAGATAAAATTGGTGGAGTAAACACATCTGTAACTTTAAATACAGTAGGTCAATCAGTAACTTTTGTGTTTGTAGATTCAACACAAGGTTGGCTTAACACAATGGATTCAACATCTAATGTTAGAGGTGCAAATTTTGTAACTGCTACAGTAACGGGGTCTTGTAATACTATTGTAACTTCTGGAGATTATAAAACAGCAATTTTTAAAAACCCAGGAGCTTTTTGTGTTTCAAAAATATCTCCAAGTCCAGTATGTAATACAGTAGATTATTTAGTACTCGCAGGTGGTGGTGGCGGAGGTGGATCTCACGGCGGTGGTGGTGGCGGAGGTGGAATGAGAAATTTTTTTCCTACTAGTACACCGATGGCAGCACCTGCAGGCATAACAGTTTCAGTAACTCCTTATACAATTACAGTCGGTGGTGGGGGACCATCAGGACCAGGTAATGGAGCTCCTAAAACAGGTAGTGATTCAACTTTTTCAACAATTACATCAAATGGTGGCGGAGGTGGTGGAAATTATGGTGGAGGAGCCGCAAGCGGTGGTTCCGGTGGTGGAGGAGGTGGATCTCCATCTTCTTCAGGGTCAGGAAATTCTCCCCCAACAACTCCAAGTCAAGGATCAGGCGGAGGAAGTGGTCATCCAAATATAACTGGTGGGGGTGGCGGTGGCGCAGTATGTAGTGGTGCTTCTTCTCCAGGTGGAGCAGGAGGAGCTGGCGGTGATGGTGGTTATATGCCAGATACAATGATAGGACCAACAGCCCCAAGTTATGGTACACCAGGACCTGTAAGTTCAGTTAGATATTGGGCCGGCGGTGGCGGCGGTGGTGGTTATAATGGAGCCGGAAGACCAGGAGCACCAGGTGGTGTTGGTGGTGGAGCTACAGCGCCTAATGTATATGGCGGTGCCGGAGATGATGCAGCAGCTAATACTGGTGGTGGTGGCGGTGGAGGAAATTGTGGTAATGCCCCAGGTGGACCAGGTGGAGCTGGCGGATCTGGTATTGTAATGATAAGGTACAAATTTCAATAGGTAAAAATTATGAGTGAAATAAAAGTAAATAAAGTAACACCAAGAACTAATTGTGGCACAGTTACATTAGGAGATAGTGGAGACACTATTAGTATTGCAGCCGGTGCAACAATTACTAATTTAGGAACAGCCGCAGGTTTTGGTTCTACAGGTGAGGTATCTTGGAACACAACAAAAATTACAGCAGATCCAAACCCAGCAGTTTCTGGTGTTGGATATTTTGTTGATACTACTGCGGGAGCATTTAATGTTACATTACCCCCTTCTCCAAGTGCGGGCGATGTAATTGGAATATCAGATTATGCAAATACTTTTAATACATATAATTTAACTCTTTTAAGAAATGGAAATTTAATAAATGGAGGTGCTTACGATTATACATCAGGCACTGATGGAGTTGCATTTACTTTAGTTTATGTAGATGGAACAAGAGGATGGAAATTAGTTAATGATGGAACTTTAAATATAACAGGACAAAGCAGTTATATAATAGCTTCAGTTAGCGGATCTTGTAATACTTTAACAACGGCCCCTGATTGTGCAAACTATAAAATAGCTACTTTTGTAAATCCAGGAACTTTTACAATTTGTCAAGCAGGAACTCCTGCTGGATCAGATACAGTAGATTATATGGTAATTGCTGGTGGAGGATCAGGAGCTGGTGGAGCTGCTGGTGGAGGTGGAGCTGGTGGTTTTAGAGAATCAGTCCCTAGTCCTGCTTCATGGACAGCAAGTCCAATAGCAAATCCAGGAAATGCTCAACCAGTTACTGTACAAGGTTATCCAATTGTTGTCGGCGGTGGTGCCACAGCAGGGATAGAAGGACCGGGTAATGCTGGAACTCAAGGTTCTACTTCAAGTGCATTAGGAATTTCTTCAGCAGGTGGTGGCGCAGGCGGTGGAGGTTGTACACCAGCCCCTCAATCAATTGGAGGTGATGGTGGCTCAGGTGGCGGTGGAGGTTATCAAACAGGTTGTAGTAATAGACCAGGAGGAACAGGAAATACTCCTTCAGTGTCTCCAGCTCAAGGAACAAATGGAGGAGATGCTAGTGGACCTTTATATGCAGGAGGTGGCGGTGGTGGTGCAATTTGTGCTGGTCAACCAGGTCAGCCCGGCGCATCAGGTGCAGGTGGAGCAGGTGCTTCAACTTCTATTTCAGGTAGTTCAGTTCAAAGAGCAGGGGGTGGAGGCGGATCTTCCTATCCCGGTTCAGCTAGTCCAAGACCAGGTGGAGCAGCAGGAGCTGGTGGTGGTGGAGAACACTTTGCAAAAATAGGAATGAATGGAAAAGTTATCGCAGTATTAACTTGTGGTAATGGAGATATGCTTAACGCCGATGGCGTTGAAGATGAAAAAGTAGGACAACAATATTTAGAAAGACACAATAATTGGCCTGCTCCAATGTGGGTTCAAACTTCGTATAATACATCCGCTAATAAACATAGATTAGGTGGAACTCCACTTAGAGGAAATTATGCAGGTATAGGTTATACATGGGATGAAGATGATCAAATCTTTTGGCCTAAAAAACCTTATGCATCTTGGGTAAAAAATATGACAACTGCACAGTGGGAATCACCTGCTGGTGCTCAACCAACTTTAACAGCTGAACAAACTTCACAAAACGCAGCAGATACTCACAGATGGCGTTACAACTGGAATGAATCCGGGCAGTCTTGGGACTTGACAGACGGAAAAGCATAAATTAAAAAGGTATGTGGTATGCAAAAGAAAGTATTATCTGAAATAGATTTACACTACGGCATTATTAATATGCCTAAAAAGTTTGAAATAAACTTAGAAAAACTTCAAGAAGATATTCTATCCTCTCAACTTAAAAATAAAGAAATTCCTTACTCACGTGAGTGGGATAAGTTAAATACCTATATGCGCGAGCATGTAAATGTCGAGTATGGTTTTACTTTGATAAACAAAAGAAGTTGGGGAAATGTTTACAAACCAAAAGAAATATCAATTCCTTTATTAAATATTGATCCAATTGATTTAAAAAATTCTGCTGATTATACATTTCTTTATGGGGTAAATGTAAAAAATTGTAGTGTTCGAATACACTATGATCAAAACCGAAGAGCAGGAAGAAGTTGGGACATACCATTAAAAAATAATTCATTTGTTATGTTTCCCTCTACACAAATGTATTATCTCACAAACAATCAAAAAGATTCTTTAAATTTTATTTTAACTACTACTTATGAATATATCTAATCATTTTTGGTATTTTAAATCTGCATTAACCCCTAGATTTTGTGATGAAGTTATTAAATATGCTTTATCAAAAGAAGAAACTGTAGCTCGAACTGGAGGATTTGATAAACCAACTTTAAGTAAAGAGGATGTTAAAAACATACAGAGAAAAAGAAAATCTGATTTAGTATGGTTAGATGATAAGTGGATATACAAAGAAATTCATCCTTATGTTCATCAAGCTAATGAAGCTGCAGGTTGGAATTTTCAATGGGATAGAAGTGAATCTTGTCAGTTTACTAAATATAAATTAAATCAATATTACGATTGGCATACGGATCCGTGGGATAAACCATATGATAGAAAAGACCCAAAGCATCCAGAACATGGTAAAGTTAGAAAACTATCCATGACCTGTCAATTAACAGATGGGTCCGAATACACAGGGGGAGAATTAGAATTTGATTTTAGAAATTATGATCCTCATATGAGAGATGAAACTAAACATATAAGAAGCGTACCTGAAATATTACCTAAAGGCTCTATCGTAGTATTTCCTTCACATTTGTGGCATAGAGTTAAACCGGTAACGAGAGGAACAAGATATTCACTTGTCGTATGGCATTTAGGATATCCATTTAAATAGTATGTATATAAATAATTATTTTACAACACCAATATGGACTGAAATAAAACCTGACTTTGTTAAATCTTTAAACAAGGCAAGTGATGCGTATATTAAAGAATCTAAAAAAAGTAAAGAAGGTAAACTATGGATGAAAAACAATGGAGATTTTGGTCGTTCATGGCATTCAACCTCATTACTTCACGACACTCAGTTTATGGATTTTAGAAATTATGTAGGCGCAAAGTGTTGGGAGTTTTTAGATCACTCAGGATTTGATATGAGTAAGTATAAAACTTTTTTTGAACAAATGTGGGTACAAGAATTTGCAAAGAAAGGTGGTGGTAATCATTCAGCACACGTACATTGGAACACACACGTCAATGGTTTTTATTTTTTAAAAGCTAGTGAAAAGACTTCATATCCACTTTTTCACGAACCGCGGACAGGAGCTAGAACAACTAAACTACATATGAAAGATCAAAAAGGAATATATCCAGGAACAGAATTAGTTAATTTTATAGCGAAACCAGGTTTACTTATATTTTTTCCCGGTTATTTAGAACATGAATTTTCCGTAGATCATGGTAAATCTCCCTTTAGATTTATTCATTTTAATGTTACCGCTATTTTAAAAGACATGAGTAAGGATGTTTAAATTTTTTAACAACGTTGGTATAATTGAAAAAACTCTTTCTAAAGATGTTATAAAAAAATTAAAAACTTGTATTAAAACAACTGAGAAAAGAAAAAATAGCACACAGGTAGCAAATAATAGTAATTCTTTTTTAATAACAGATAAAGAAGATTGGTTTTTTAATACAGTTTTAAGTCCTACAATTAAAGAATATACAGATCAGTATACCCTAAGCGCTACAGTGCCGGCGGTAATTGTGGAAAAGGAAGTCCCTTATATTTTAAATCGTTTTTGGGTTAACTATCAAAAAAAATATGAATTTAATCCTATGCATAATCACACTGGAGTTTTTTCTTTTGTAATTTGGTTAAAAATTCCTTCTAGTTATAAAAAAGAATGTGAGCTATCTTTTATAAAACACGCAATTCTTAAACGTCCTAATACTTTTCAAATGCTTTTTGTTAATTCTTTAGGAGATATTTCTCAATTAGATTATAATTTAGAACCTGAAGATGAAGGAAAAATGTTATTATTTTCTTCAAAATATCATCATTGTGTATATCCTTTTTATTTATCAGATGAAGAAAGAATTAGTGTGTCTGGAAATATTGGTTTAAAGCTAAAGAAAGATAAAGATGTCTAAGATTTTTAAACATATTTTAAATAAAAAACAAAAAAATAAGTTATTAAAGTTTATTAAAAAAGAAGTAAAAAATTTAGGACCTAAATATCCTTCTTTGCAAACTGATCCTTATATTCATTTAAAAGATGAAATGAAAGATTTTAATCAACAAATTAAAAAATATATAACACCATATAAAATATATAAAAGCTGGGGTGTTTGTTCAACAGGTGAAGCAATCGCTTGGCATCGACATTTAGGAACTAAATATTCTTTTGTTTATTATTTACATAACCCCGATAATGTAGGCACTATGTTTTTAAAGCGTAGAGAGTATTATAATTTAGTAGAATATTCAAAAGGAGTAGAAAATACTCTTTTAAGATTTGATGGTACTCAATTTCACTCAACTCCAAACACTTATAAAAAAACTAAAAGATATACTATCGCATTTGATACAATATGAGTTTTAAAAAAAATAAATACACAGTTATTCGTAAAGCTATATCAAAAGATTTAGCTACCTTTATTGCAAATTATTTTTCTATGAAAAAACAAGTTTTAGATACTTGTAAAGCCGCAAGATACTTTTCTCCATTTGAAACTATTCTTGGTGAATACGAAGGAGAAGACGCACAGATTCCTAATACTTATTCCCATTATAGTGATATTGCTATGGAAACATTAATGTTAAAATGTCAGCCACAAATGGAAAAGGTAACAGGATTAAAATTATATCCTGCGTACACTTATGCAAGAATTTATAAAAAAGGTGATGAATTAAAAAGACACAAAGACAGGTTTAGTTGTGAGATTTCTACGACTATGAATCTAGGTGGCGATGACTGGCCTATATATCTAGAGCCAAACTCAGAATTAGGTGGTGTAATAGAAGGCTTTGGATATGTTTCTAAAAATACTAAAGGAGTTAGAGTTGATTTAAAACCAGGAGATATGTTAGTTTATTCTGGCTGTGAGCTAGAACATTGGAGAGAAAAATTCAAAGGCAAAGAATGCGTACAAGTATTTCTTCACTATAATAATAGAAAAACTCCGGGAGCTAAAGATAATATGTTTGACAAACGTCCACATTTAGGTCTTCCATCTTGGTTTAAACGATGATATAATTCTTAAATGGAGGCAGGGCACCACCACATACCCCCTGTCTCCTTTTAAGGATTATATATGTTATTTGGAGCAGACGCATTTTCGGAATTACCTATCTCTACTACTCAGGGAACTAGAGCAGAGATTAGTGTTGGAGCTACGCCAATGACTTTGGCGATAGGAAACTACTCTATTCAAACAAGTAATATTATTGAAAATGTTGGAGCCAATGCTCTTTCATTATCAAGTACTTTAGCCAGCGTTGTAACTAATGTAAGCATTGCTGCTACAGCTACTCCTCTTGTAATGACTTCAACATTAGCAACAGCTAGTGGTTCAGCAGTCATTAACATTGGTAATAATCCTTTGACTTTAAGCACAACAGATGCTACAGCTACTGGTGGAGCCGTGGCAAGTCCAGGAGCGACAGCATTAACTTTAACTACTACAGAAGCTGGGGTTATTGTGTGGAACCCAATTATTCCAGGCCCTACTAATGTTTGGAAAGAAATAAAACCTTACGGAGGAACACCATAATATGGCATCAACTTATTCAGGCGATTTACAATTAGAACTTATAACAACCGGTGAGAAAGCTGGTTTATGGGGAACAATTACAAACGACAATTTAAAAATTTTAGAATTATCATCAACAGGATATTATACAGTTAGTATAGCAGCAGGAGATTTAACCTTAAACTTAGACAATGGTTCTGCGTTAGGTGACAGTACAGCTACGGGTAAAAATTTAATGATAGAAGTTACTGGAACGTTGGCCGCGAGTCGAAGTATTACAATGCCAACTGGCGCTGAAAGAGTTTTTATAGTTAAAGATAGCACCACTCGATCTTCAAGTAATTATACTATTGGAGTTAAAAATGTGGGAGCTACTACAGGAATTGTTTATATGCCTGTAGGTTCTACATGTATGTTTTATACTGATGGAACAACCGCCGATTCAATGAAGCTTTTGTCAATTATACAAAAAGGAAATGTAACTGTTCAAACTGGAACTAACACACCTTACGCCGCAGTTAATGGTGATGTTATTTTTGGAGAAACAGCTAATGGTGGTGGTGGAACCATAGCCGTTACTCTTCCTGCAGGTGTAGCTGGCAACACTGTTACAATTATGGATGCATCTACTTCAGGAGGTTTTGCTTCTTTTAATTGTACTGTAACTCCTGATGGAACAGAAAAAATTCAAGGTGGTGGTGCGGGGGCAGCCATTGCACTAGATCAAAATAATCAATCAGTTACGTTAATGTATACCAATGCTGATAAAGGTTGGCAAAAAGTATCCAACAATCAATAGGAGGATTAATTGCTTACGGAAATTAAGTTTGCTCCTGGAATAGACAAACAAGACACAAGTGTGGGAGCACAAGGTCGATGGGTTGATTCTGACCTAGCGAGATTCAGATATGGTTTACCAGAAAAAATAGGTGGATGGTCTTCTTTAATTACAGATACAATTGTAGGTGTTGCACGCGCTCAATATGCTTTTGTAGATAAAGAAGGAAATAGATATGTAGCCATTGGTACTGATAAATTTTTACTTATTTATTTTGAAGGTCAACTTTATGATATTACTCCTTGGGTTGATAATAATGTAGGAAATCAAATTACTTTTACAGGAGCTACTTTATCAACAGACAGCACTACTGTTAAAACTTGTACTATTACGACATCAGGTGCGCATAGTTTAAAAGAAGGCGATATTATAATGTTAGATTCAGTTACTCTTCCAGGAGGAACAGGATTAGCAGCTAGTGATTTTGAAGATAAACTTTTTCAAGTTTTAACTATTCCTTCTAGTACAACATTTACTATTGATTCTTTAAATCAAGCTAGTTCAGTCGTGGGAAGTGGAGGAAGTATGACAGTAATGCCTTATGTTCATATTGGTCCTTCCGAACAATCTTATGGATATGGTTTTGGTGTAGGTAATTATGGTGGAACCGTTGCTGGAGCTCAACAAAACAATTTAGATGGTGCGTTGGCCGCGGATGCAAATGGTAATAACGGATCAGCTACCCAAATTCGTTTAATTTCAACTACTGGCTTTCCTACTGGTGGAGGAACAGTTGCAATTGAAGATGAATTAATAACTTACACAAGTGTAGTAGGAAATGAATTAGATGGAATCACGAGAGCAACCAATGGTACTTCCACTGCTATTCATAGTGATGGAACAACAGTTACTGATGCAACTGATTATGCAGGATGGGGATCAGCTGTAGAAGCTTCGAGTGTACAATTAGAACCAGGACTTTGGTCTTTAAGTAACTGGGGAGATGTCTTAGTTGCAACAATTGCTAATGGTAAAACATATACATGGGATGCATCTGCTTCAGCAAGATTAACTGTAAGAGCATCGAGAACAACTTTATCTGCAGGCTCTAGCAGTTTACAAAATTCAAGTTATTGGACAGCAACCGGAACTTATACAGCAGGAAATACTTTAGGAGCGCAAGCTAATGAAGCGGCAGGAAATCCTACAGCATCAAGAATCACTTTGGTATCACCCACTACTAGACACTTAATTCATTTAGGAACCGAAACTACTATCGCCGATACAACTACACAAGATGATATGTTTATTAGATTTTCTAATGCAGAACAAATAAACCAATACACTCCTTTAGCTACTAACTCCGCAGGTACTCAAAGACTTCAAGATGGTACAAAGATTATGGGAGCATTGATTGCTAAAGAAAATATTCTAGTTTGGACTGATAATGCTTTATACACCATGAAATTTGTAGGTGCACCATTTACATTTGGATTTGAACAAGTAGGTACTAACTGTGGATTGATAGGAAAAAACGCCGCGATTGAAATTGATGGAGTTGCTTATTGGATGTCTAATAATGGTTTCTTTGCATTTGATGGTACAGTTAACTCTTTACCATGTAGTGTTGAAGATTATGTTTTTGATGACGTTGATACAACAAAAGGGCAACAAGTATGTGCGGGATTAAACAATTTATTTACAGAAGTAATTTGGTGGTATCCAAATTCAGGAGCAAGTTATAATAATAGATCAGTTGCTTATAATTATGGTGAGGCAAAACAACCACCTCTTGGAACTTGGTATACTAATACTAATACTAATTTTAAAAGAACAACATGGATGGATACTTTAATATATCCTCAACCTTATGCGACAGCTTACAACAATACTGGAACAGGAACTTTTCCAACTATTATAGGTGAAACAGGACTAGGAAATACTACATATTTTGCTCACGAATCGGGGACAGATCAAATTAATCCGGATGGATCTACAACAGCTTTAGAGTCTTTTATTCAATCTTTTAGCTTCTCTTTACAACCCAATCAAAGTGAGGTATTTCTAGCTATGAGAAGATTTTTACCTAACTTCAAAGTTTTAACGGGAAATAATCAAGTAACAGTTTCGGTTACAGATTACCCTGCGGCTGCGGACGTAGTTTCTACGTACAGTCCTTTTACAATAACTCCTACTACTACAAAAATAGATACAAGAGCAAGAGGACGTTATGCAAATTTAAAATTAGCTAATACTGCGGCAGGAGAAAGTTGGAGATTTGGAACTTTTCAAGTAGATATACAACCAGATGGAAGGAGATAAACATGAAAAAAGGAACACATAAAACAAAAGATGGACGTACAGCAAAAAAAGGTTTGTGGTACAACATTCATCAAAAAAGAAAACGTGGTGAGAAAATGAGAAAGAAAGGCGCTAAAGGTGCTCCCACTGATCGAGCTATTAGACGTAGCCAGAGCTAATGAGAGGGGTTGCTTTACGAGGATATGGAAGAGCCTATATGGCTTCTGGAGGAAGAACACCTGCATGGCAAAGAAAAGAAGGAAAAAATCCAGCAGGCGGTCTAAATCAAAAAGGAGTTGCATCTTATAGAGCAGCTAACCCAGGATCAAAACTTAAAACAGCGGTGACAACTAAACCGTCTAAATTAAAAAAAGGATCTAAAGCCGCAAACAGACGTAAGTCTTTTTGTGCTAGAATGACAGGAATGAAAAAAAGAAGAACTTCTGCAAAGACAGCAAGAGATCCAAATAGTAGAATAAATAAATCTTTGAGAAAGTGGAATTGTTAAATGACTAAAATTGTAGTAAGATTACCAGAACCCAAAAAAGAATACACAGAAGATAATCAACGACAAATTAACAGATCAATTAGTTTAATTGTTGAACAATTAAATTCTACTTATTTATCTCAATTAAAAGAAGATCAAGAAAGGTTTACGTGGTTTAATGGCTAACGTTTATAGAAAAGTAAATACAGATTTAATAACAGCCACAGTTAATACAGCTTATACTGTGCCGGATAACTCAAGAGCAATAGTGAGATCTATTCATGTTTATAATAATGGAGCTGGTGCTGCTGATGTGACTGTTACTATTGGAGACTATGCAAGTGGTACGGATTTTATCTATGATCAAAATGCTACTTTAGCTGCTAATGCTAAAGAAGAATTTATAACGAACATACTTATATTAGAAGAACAAGACACTCTTAAATTTTTATCAGATATAACAGGACCTGATGTAACAGTCAGTTTATTAGAAATTAACAGAGAGGATAAATAATGCCGTTTGTAGAACAAGAAGCTGGACAGACTACTGAAACAACAATTGATGGTAGAAAAGTACCAGTTATAAAACCTAAAGTAATAGTGACTTTAACTCATAAAGAAACAGGGAAAGAGTATATGTCTAACGAAGAAGCAGACGCAGATGTAAACGATCCTAATACAAGCACTACAAAAGACCACATAAAACGCGACGTTCAAATAGAAGTAGCGCATGTACCAATTGGTGCAGATAGTAAATAGCGTTGACTAGACGTAAAAACTCTAGTAAATTGTTATATTCTCGCATAATCCAAGCTTTGCGAACTTGCTTTTCACAACTATATTAAAGAAAAACTATGGGATTATTAGATAAAATATTCAAACCAGTCAGAAAAGTATTAGATAAAGTAGTACCTAACGAACTTAAACCTTTCTTACCTTACGCGGCAGCAGCTGTCCCTTTCTTAGCTCCTGCTAGTTTGGGAGCGAATGCGGGTATTATGGGTTTATTAAAAAGAGGTTTAATTACTGGTGTTTTACCTAACGTTGCATCTCAACTAGCACAAGAAGGCGCGGACGATAATATTAATTTATTGTCAGCTGCACTAGCTGGTACTACCGGTGCTCTAACTGCGGGCGATGCAGCCAATACTTTAAGAAGTGGAATACTTAGTGATACTACTTTACCAGGTCAAGCAAACACTTTAAGTTTATTAGATAAAGGTAGAAACATAGGTTTAAGATCTTTAGCTAAAGGTGCAGATTTTTTAGGTAATGCAGCATCAACTTTACAAAATCCTAAAATGAATATGGAAACACTTAAAGCAGCATCCGTACCATTTATTCAAGGGACCGCTGATGCAATGGCCTTTGAAGCAGAAGCAGCAATGAGAGCTTATGAAAAAGAACTTGCAGCTTACAATGCGGAGATGGGAAATTTAGGAACTGATGCGGGCAGAAGAGAAGCTATTCTTGCAGCAATGAGAGCTTACAATCATCCTGAAGAATTAATTGAAGAAACTTTAGCAGAGTTAGGATTAAAAGATGGTGGTAGAATTGCACTAAAAAATGGTGGAGATTTAGTAGGAATTGAAACTTTAAGATTAGGAGACTACGATTTAGAAGGTTTTGAAAATAGAGGCAAAGGGAATACTTTAAGGTTTGGAAGTGATGACTTAAAACGAATTTCTCAAGCTTTAGAGTTTGGTGCATTAGCAGATTTGTCTGATAGAAAAAAAGAAAAAATAAAAGAAGCTATTCTTCTTGCTAGAGCAGGAATAACAAACCCAACAGAACTTAATGCAGAAATAGGAGAATTAAACCTTAATGAATCTCAAAAAGATTTTTTATTTGGAATTCTTCCTGATGAAACTATTTCTAATATATTTATGGATGAAGAAGGAGATTTTAGATCTGGGTTTCAAAAATTAAGAGCTTTAGGAGAAAATTTATTTTTTGGTGGACAAAAAGATCCTACACAACAAAGTGATATGTATAATAAATTAAGTGATGCATACATAGATGATCAAAAAAAATCTATTCAAAGAAGAATAAATATTAATAGAGAGGATAGAGATAGAAATTTTTTAAATTTTAATGCAGGTGGTAGAATAGGGTACGAGAACGGTGGTCTACTTGGTTTACTTGGTGGAACAAAAGCAGAGAACGACAACACCTCTAACTATATATCAAAAGTATCTCCTACTAAAGAAGTGGATACAATGTATAGAATTTATGAAGAAGATGGTCACGAAGGATTACAAGCTTATCTAGCACGAAATCCAGATTTAACATACAAATATGTAATAAATGTAGATGCTATGAGTGACGAGCTTAGTGTTGTGCCTAATAAATTGCACGAAGATTTTCTAAATATGGAAATGATAATTCCATTAAAAGCTAAAGGGGGTAGAGTTGGTTTAGAATTTGGTGGAATACCAGCAGCTGTACAAAATATTAAAGATGATACATACAATAAAGACATGGCTTTGCTTGATATGGATATTGACTGGGTAAGTCTTGCACAAGAATTTGAAGAAACATTTAATAGACCCCATCGAAATGATAAAGAATTATTTGATTTTTATAGAGATAAATATGGAGCAGATGGCATGGCAAAAAGAACAGAGATAGCAGAAAAGTTTACAGAAACAGCAGCTAACGGTGGAATTATGTCACAAAGAAAACCTTTTGTATCTGGTGGTATTGGTAAAGGTCTTTTGAAACTATTGGGTAAAAGCGATGACGCCGCGGACATTGCTCAACAAACAAAAACATTTAAAGAAGGACCTATCACAGCGGAGTTTCTGGAAAATGTAGATAAAACAATTATAAATCCTGCTATTAGAACTAGAGATATGAGTGGATCGGGTGGTTATGGTATATATAAAAATTTTAGCGACATGCCTGCAGGGTTACAAGCCGCAGAGTTAATTAGTAGAATTAAAAGAGCAGATGGTACAATAGATTATGAAGCAGCAGAAATATTTATTGGTAAAAAATTAAGAGGAAATGAAACTATTGATGAGTTAATAGCTATGGTAGTTAAACCTCAAAATAT